GTGTGATTGATGTTGTTTCCGCAATTGGAAACGCCGCCGCAGTTTTAAGTTTGGGAACTTCTGGTGGAAACGATAACACTATTCTGAACGGATTTACATGTGCTACTGGTGGTGGTGCCGTTGGGCGAAAATATCCCACAACTGAAGCCGGAGCGACTTTAGGATGGTCAGACATTGGAGACGTAGATCTTCGTGTAACAGTAAAAACCACAGGCGCTTCAAATTCAGGATCAATTCGATTTACAATTCTGTATCAACAAGCAAGTGACTTGAGTTAAGAGGATTTAACATGGCTAATTCAGACGTAAAAGCAAAACGTCTGACCGGAACTGGCGCGGCTGCTACTGGTCGCGCACGTTTACGGCAGATACAAGTTTTGACCGGTGGAGGAGCAGGTAGACTTACCCTTACTGATGGAAACGGTGGTGCAACAGTTTTGGATATAGATTTTTCTGCGTCCGAAACACATTCGGTAAACATTCCAGATGAGGGTTTGCTTTTTGCAAGTGATATTCATGTAGGCACTGCTACAAATGTTACTGCTGTGACAATTTTCTTCAGTTAGGATTTTCTATGGCTCGCAAAAAAGACAAGATGCCTGCGAGAAATAAAAAAAATTTTCGCCCTACAAAAAAGGGAGCGGGAATGACAGAGGCCGGTGTAAAAGCGTACCGTAGAAAAAATCCTGGTTCTAAACTTAAAACTGCCGTCACGAAGAAAAAAGGTCTTACAAAATCAGAAAAAGCCCGGCGCAAATCATTTTGTGCTAGGTCGGCAGGGCAAATGAAAAAATTTCCAAAAGCTGCAAAAAACCCAAATTCACGTCTAAGACAAGCAAGGAAAAGGTGGAGATGTTAAATAAACAAGTGACAGTAACTCTTGTGACAGCTTTTATTCTTGGTGTCGGAGGTGTTGGATACAGTTGGGCTGATTGGGTAACAAAAACTTTAATAGCTGTAGATAAACGAACAGAGGTAATGGCCTCACAAATTGATTTTATGAAAACGCAAATGGAGATACGATATGGCAATGTCCAGGGCACAGATGCGGAAGCAAGTTTCAAAGCCGCCTCGAAAAAATAAGGCTATCCCAAAAGGTTTAACCTATTTTAAAAACGGGGGTGGCGCGTCAAAAAAATCAAAAGGTAGTAAGATTTGTCCGGAGGGAAAAGCATGGGCAAAAAGAACGTTTGATACTTATCCTTCAGCGTATGCAAATCTAGCTGCATCTAAATATTGTAAAGATCCCAACTATGCGAAAAAATCCAAAGGCGGTAAGCGAAAGGGTAGATAGATGGGAGAACTTAAAAACTGGTTAAAACAAGATTGGGTAAGGATAGGAACAGATGGTAGTATCAAAGGTCCGTGCGGCACTTCAAAAAATAAAAAAAATCCTGACCGGTGTCTTCCGAGGTCAAAAGCAAACAGTCTCTCAAAAGCCGAGAGAGCAAGAACCGCTCGCAAAAAAAAGGAAGCCGGTAAAAAAGGCCAAACCGTCGTCAAAAACACTAAAGCCGCAGAAGTCAAAACCGCAGCCTTTGGCGGAGCAATCGAAAACCAAAAACCAAAAAGGAAAACGCCGCGTCCGAACGGACAAGGGGTAGTCGCAAGAGGGTGTGGTGCGGTTATGGAAAACCGACGAAAAAGAACAAAAGGATCGGTTTCTGCATAATGAATGTAATGAATTTTTACATCGGTGACGAAAAACAAATTCTTGAAGAAATTCGGGCTTGGTCTGCTTTTGCTTTAGAAAAGCCAAATCCGTATTTTAACAATCTACCGTCTTGTCCATATGCAAAAAAAGCTTGGTTAGATGGGAAAGTGGGTGTTATTTTTAAATATGGTGGGTCTCAGTCATTATATAACACAATCGTAAATTTTAACGAGGAGTTTGATTTAATTATTCTTGTAGACACATTTTACAAAAGAGACGCACAAACTTTTCATGCGGAGCTCGAAAGACTTAATGAAGCAATCTCGGAGGGTATGTTTAATAACGCTGATATGTGGTTGATGGGTTTTCATCCAGATGACGATAGCAATGATTTAATTGATGAAGGAGATTTTGAACCTCATGTAAATACTCCGTATGCTATGACTTTTGTACAAAGATTAACAAAAGTTCAAGAAGCTGCATACAATTTAAAAAAATTAGGTTATTATGATAACTATAGCCAAGACTATAATGTTGAGGCTATTTTTAAACAACGTGAAACTTTGTATTGGAGATTAAAAAATGGCAATGAGTCCTCGAAAAAAAATGGCAATGGGCGGCACCAAGAAAATGCGCGGCGGCGGCATGGCTAAAAAAATGCGCGGTGGTGGTGCGGCGATGAAGAAAATGCGTGGTGGTGGCGCTGCAATGAAGAAAATGCGCGGTGGCGGCATGATTAAAAAAATGCGTGGCGGTGGCGCTGCAATGAAAAAGAAGAAGTAAATGGCAGTTTCTGGAAGCAAAGATTTTGAACTTGATGTTGCAGAATACATTGAGGAAGCGTTTGAACGTTGTGGTTTGGAGGTTAGAACGGGTTATGATTTAAAAACCGCTAAAAGATCTTTAAATCTTATGCTTGCAGAATGGGCAAATCGGGGCTTAAATCAATGGACCATTAAGCAAAGAAGTTTTACAACAACTCAAGCTGATGGAGACATTGATTTAGGCACTGATATAATTGATGTTTTGTCTGTTGTAGTGCGTAGAAGTAATACAGACTTTTCTTTAGATAGAGTAAGTCGTGACACTTTTTTATCTATTCCAAATAAAACTACTCAAGGCAGACCGGCTCAATTTTTTTTAGATCGACAAATAACGCCAACCTTAAATATTTGGCCTCGACCTGAAAACGCAACAGACACTATTATTTATAATGCTCTGACACGCATGGATGACGCGGATGCTCACGTCAATACAATGGATATGCCTTTTCGTTTTTATCCATGTTTGGCAGCAGGACTAGCGTATTACATGTCAATTAAAAGAGCCCCTCAAAGAACACAATTATTAAAAGCCATGTATGAAGAAGAGTTTGAAAGAGCAATGGCGGAGGACCGAGACCGATCTTCATTTAATATTGTGCCCAGATATGAATATTTTAGGACAAACTAATGTCAAAATTTGCTTCTGGTAAAAATGCTTTTGCGATCTCAGACCGATCTGGTTTTCGCTATCGTTATAAAGATATGCGTAAAGAGTGGAATGGTCTTATTGTTGGTAAAGATGAGTATGAACCAAAGCAACCTCAATTAGGTCCTTTTCGTAAAGTAATAGATGCTCAAGCTTTGCGTGAAGCAAGACCGGATCAGGAAAATCCAGTAAAACCGTTTCTTATTGTTACCACTAATGGCATAGAGTATTTAGGTAATGGAAAATGGTCGTCTGCCGGTGTATCGCAACTTCCAACTGAAGTAGAAACTACACCACAATTACAAGGTCAAGTTGGGCAGGTGTTAGTAAATGAGAACATAGTAAGCGTGACAGGACTTGCTGCAACAGGTCAAGTAGGATCTGTTTCTTTTGCTCCAAGATTTGACAGCACTTCTATTACTTTAGATTCAACAACAGATACGTTTGACGAGGGTTAAAAGATGGCAAAACAAACAGTAGGTATTGGCTCATCTGCAAATGACGGATCAGGAGACACTCTTCGTGCAGGAGCGGATAAAATAAATGACAATTTCAATGAAGTATATGCTGCTTTAGGTAACAGTTCTAATGTTCTTACTGATATAATTGATTCAAATGGTTTATTTGATGTTAGCTCTGGTGCAAATAAAATTGTATTCTATTATGCAGCTTTAAGTGATTTACCAAGTGCCTCTACATACCATGGCGCTGTCGCGCATGTGCATGCGACTGCGGGACTGTATTTCGCACACGGTGGAAATTGGATTAGACTAAATGACGAAGTATCTGGGCCTGTAACGACATATGTAGCAGGGACAAGCGGTTCTTCTGCGTATACTTTTACTGGCCCTGGAGCTACTGCGGGTAATAATCCAAACTTTACTTTCTACAAAGGTCACACTTATCTTATAGACAATACAGCAAATGTAAGCAGTCACCCTTTGCAAATTAGAACATCTAATGGCGGCTCTGCTTTTACCACGGGTGTCACTGAAAATTATAACTCAACAACAGGATTAACACAGTTTATAGTGCCTCATGAACCGAGTGATACGACCTTAGTATATCAATGTACTAACCATAGTGCTATGGTAGGAAATATAACAATAGTGTGAAAATATGAGCTTTACCTACGATCAACTTAAAACTGCAATTCAAGATTACACGGAGAATGACGAAACAACTTTTGTCAACAATCTTCCTACGTTTATACGATTGTCAGAAGAGCGTATTTTAAAAAATGTGCAATTAAGTTTATTTCGCAAAAATGCGACAGCTTCTTGTACAGCTAGTAATAAATATCTTGCTTGCCCTGGAGATTTTTTAGCTCCGTTTTCACTAAGCCTTGCCGGGACGAATGGAGACAAATTTTTTATTGATTTCAAAGATCCAAGTTTTTTACAGTCTTATACACCCGATTCGACAACAACCGGATCGCCAAGATATTACGCAGTTTTTGACGTAGACAATTTTATTTTAGCCCCTACGCCAAACACAACCTTTACCGCCGAACTGCATTACTTTTACAGACCCGCCAGTTTAACAGCAGGAAGCGGAAGCGGCACTACTTGGTTAAGTCAAAATGCAGAATTAACACTTTTGTATGGTGCTTTAGTTGAAGCTTATCTTTACATGAAGGGTGAGCAAGACATGATGGGTTATTATGATAAAAGATTTCAAGAGAGCTTATTACCTCTTAAAATGATGGGAGAGTCAAAAGAGGTAACAGACGAATATCGCACAGGAAAAGTAATTAGGGCAAAACAATAATGTTTAAAATAGATGTAAGTGTACCACAACATGAACAGATTGTAGGTGTCAGAACAACAGAGAACAGGGGATTTACTCCTGACGAGTTGGCTGAACAATGTGTAGAAAAAATAGTTTCGGTTTCGGATCAGGCCCATCCTGGTATAAGAGACCAAGCTCATGCTTTTTCAAAGCATGTTGAAAAGCTTGTTGCATATTACATGAGGCAAGCTATTCGCAGTGACCGCACAACTGTGTATAACGCAATCAAAGATGCGGGTCATCCCCAACTGGCTGAACTTATAAGGAGACTTTAATATGGCCTTTTCTGGAAACTTTATGTGTACTTCTTTTAAGCAAGAATTGCTTGTGGGTAGTCACAATTTTACAAACGGAAGTGGTGATACATTTAAATTAG